TCATAAAGTTTTTCTGTTAAATCTTTCTTCATTGTTTTATTTTATTTTGTTTTTATTCATTATCCATTTGCGGTATTGGGGTTCCAACTGGGTATGGAAATCCTTCTTTAGCCGCGGTTACTGATGTCCAACCATTTTTTACATGAATTGCTTTTCTTAATGGAACTGCCGCTTCATTAAGAGGTCCATAACATTTTGCTAGTACAATCCCATTTTCTGTTGTATCGAATATAACACCTGGCATTGCAAACATATTACTCATACTAGTACTGTCATAGTCAGTATTTATAACAAACTTTCTATTAATAGGGTTCATCCATTCCCATTCCTCTGTTTGTGGGTTAAACTGAGGAACTGTATCATTGGCATCAAAGAACCAAAAGAATGAATATACCGTATTTTCAGTCCCATCAGGGGTTTGGGGGCTTTCTTTTACATTAAACTTACCCCAAGTTCCACCTTCACCATACATCGCTAAGTTAGAGATAGATGGACCATCTAAGACCGGACAAATAGCACATCCTTCATCGAATTCCCTACCTTGTATTTTAATTTTTCTTCCTGTTGGTACTGCACCTGATGCGCCACAGAAGGCAAATTTACCTTTATGTATTTGTAATACTTTTTCTACTTGTTTATCATCTTCTTTATAATCTGATGATCGTATTAAAAATACACTAGTTACTAGTCCAATAAGAACTAAAACTGATAATAAAATTTTAGTATTTGTTTTCATATTTTTTTTATATAAATATTATGGATTATGAATTAAGTCCTTGTTAGAGATTAATAAGTTATTTTTATCAAAGTTTTTATCATACTCTAATATTTTGTTTTCAATTTCAGGAATTGTACTCCAAAGTATACATCTTTCAGATTTTGGGTCGTAATGATTGTCAACTAGATATTGTACGATTGTGTTGTTATCAAGCGTTATAAAACCATGCGCAAAATCAAAGGGGACAAATAGTTCGTCCCCTGGTTTCATTAAGAAAAATTCTATTTTATTGTAGTTAGGTGAAAATTCTCTAAGATCAATAACAAAATCTAGTATGATTCCATTAATTACTTTTACTAATTTTGCCTGTGCTGAAGTTCCAAATTGGTAATGTAGTCCTCTAAGTGTATATTTATTTGGGTTTACACTAATATTACTTTGTAACCATTTTTTATTTAATGTATTTAGTTGTATTGGTGCAAATGTACCTCTATTGTCAACAAATACGTTATTTTTAATTAACTCTGGTATCTCCATTTTAAATTTAAAACATTTTTTAAAGTTCTTAAATTTCTATTAAATCGCATTCTCATATACCGGTTTGTAACTTTTGGGATATCATTAAATCTATCTTTTAACCTTTTAATCTCTATGTCTATTTCGTTTTTTTCCATTGGTTATATAAATAGTAAAAAGATTAATAAGTGTCAATTTTATTTTTAATTTTTTCTAAAAGTTCTTCTGATATATTTTCAACGACTAAAACTTCTTCTAATAACTCTTTAATTTCTTTCTTAGACCTTTCTTTAGCTTTTCGTCTTGACTTAAGTTCTACTTGGTATATATGATAAGCTACTTTATCAACTTTTTCTAGTTTTTGTAAATACTTTTCAATTCTCTGATCTAGTTTTCTTTTTCTATGTAAATCAGATACTGTTGGGAAAGCTTTAAATAACTCATCCAATCTACCTTTTAAGTATTGTATCTCACCAAATTTACTAATTTCTTCTTTTGTCATAACTTATTCTACTTCAACAACTTCTAAATCAAAAATTAAATTTTTACCAGCTAATGGATGGTTTGCATCTAGTACAACAACATCTTCTTTAATCTCAACAACTTTTACATTCATTGGACCATTTGGACTTTGTGTTTGGAGCATTGCTCCTACTTGTACGTTTTCAGGTACTTTAGCTTTTTCAACTTCACCAACTAAACTTTTATTGTACTCACCATATGCTTCTAAGTATGGAATTTCAATTGTTTTTTTATCACCAACTTCCATATCTACTAAACCTCTTTCAAATCCTGGAATTAATTGATTCTGTCCTAATGTTGCTTTTAATGGTGTTCTTCCTTCATTTAATGATGAATCAAAAACTACGCCATCTTCAAGTCTTCCTGTGTAGTTAACAGTCACAGTACTGTTCTCGGTAATTTTACTCATAATGTGTTTTTTGTTTAAACATATTAAATTATTTTAAAATAGTAAAATATAAATTTGTTTTAATTTAAATTATCTATATATTTGTACTATGATGAAAAATATTTACATAGGGGACATTCATGGTAGAGACGTTTGGAAACAAATTGTTGAGAAACATAGTGATGTGGATAACATTGTTTTCATTGGTGATTACTTTGATTCATTCTATATTTCAGGTATTGAGCAACTACGTAACGTAAAAGAAATTGTAGAATTTAAAAAAGAAAGAGAATTAGATCCTACTAAGAAAGTTTATCTACTAATTGGTAATCACGATATTCACTATTGGCCTGGTGTAAAAAATAGAGGTGGGGTTGGTGGTTTCCAACCAACTATGATGTTTCAATTTGAACAGTTCTTTAGAGAAAATGAAGATATGTTTCAGATGTCAGTTTCTTTAGGTACAACTATTAATCGTAGATTGTGTACTCACGCTGGTGTAAGTTCTAAATTTCTTAAAGACGTTGGTTATTGGACACACGATTATAAAGACGAAAGTAATGTATCTGATTTTTTAAATGAATTGTTCAAATATAAACCAAATGAGTTTACTTTTCATTCTTATGTTGAAAGATATATGGGTTTTGTTGATGGGTATGGCAATAACGAAGAACAATCACCAATTTGGATTCGACCTAACTCATTACAAAGAGTAAACAAAAATGAAGATATAAAGAAAATGTATGTTCAAATTGTTGGACACACTTATCAAAAACATATCGACATAGAAGGTAAAACTACTGGTGGGAGATATTATTATATTGACACTCTACCATCTGGTGAATATCTTGTTGAGGTAGATGGTGAATTTAGTGTTGATTATTGTACAATTGTAAAATAAATTTAAAAATGATTTATTGGTTTAAAAGAAAATATAGACAAATAAGAAATGTATTCAGATGGTTACCCATTATTTGGAGACAATATGATTTTGATTATCAATATTCTATTGAAGTTTTTAAATTTCAATTACAAAAGCAAGCAGAATTCCTAGAGTCGGATAAGTCTTTTACTGTTTGTGCAAAAGATAGGGCAAAACGTATTCGTACTATATTAAAGTTAATGGATAAAGTTTACAATGATGAATACTCTATGGAGTATATAGACATCCTTAAAGAAATGTATGGTGATGACGTTCTTGAAGTTTCTTTTGTAGAGTTAGATGAAACATCGTTTAATGATTTTAGTGGTAAAACTGAAAAGTTATTTTCTATAAAGTATAAGTATGAAACATGGGATAATGCAGAAGAAATCTCACAAATAAAGGATGAATTATTTTTTATGTGTCATGAAAAACAAGAAAGGGCTCATAAAATACTATGGAAAATGATCGAAAAAGATATTAGAAGTTTTTGGGATTAAAATTTGTTTTTTTAAAATTTTATTTTTATATTTGTTTCATAAAATAAGTGATTATGCCACCAGAAGGATACGAAGAAAGAAGAAATGAAAGATTGATAAACGACTTCTTACGTTTTATCGATCAAGGTAGAAGTAAATATAAGAGACTTTCTGCAAAAGAACAAGTTAAACGAATTGAAATGGATAGGTTAAGATCACATCTCGCAAAATCAATGGTAGAATATGTCAGACAAAATCCAAACTAATATTGTTAGGGTTAGATTCCCTAATGAAAGTTATTACGATACCATACCCAACTTTAATTGGGATGAATTCAGAGGAGTAAAATATTTTTACGATTGTGTCTTCGGTTGGTATCAAGATGTATATGTATGTGTAAATAAAGACGATTATGATAACAGAGAAAACAGTAGGGAAGATGACATTAAGTGAGGCGTTACCTCATTTAGATTCTATTGCAAAAGCGTATGGTTTGAAACTTAATAGACTTAAAGATTTTAGACTCGCAAGAATTATTTTGGTTAACCTATATAATAGAGAATTAAGTTGAAAAAGTTTTTAAATTGCATAAAAATTTGGTGGAAGAGACATATTGTGGATATATGCCCACCAGAGTTAGAGGATGATGAATTCTCTGATAAATACAGATAACAATAATAAAAATTAAAAATGGCTAATTTTATTTATTCTATGGTTACGATTGAACCTGAAGGGGCAATGGACAAAATTTGTAAGATGATTGAGGATATGCCTGAATCTGAATACGGAAAAGAAACTAAAACTTTGGTTGAGACTTTTTATTCTGAAGAAGAGTTAAAAAAACCATACAACAATGGTGAGACAGAGTACCCAATCACTGAAGAAGGTGTTAAACATGGTTGGTTATATGATAATGTTGGTACAAAGTGGATAACCGTTGGTGTAGACGATGACATTAGAATTGAATCTCCTTCGTATATACCCGATGGTTTTTTAATTAAACTTTATAGTTTATGCATAAATGAGTTTGAGGGTGTATCTTTAACTTGTAAATGGTATGAAGGGGGAACATCTAGTTGTGGAACCGCTTTAATTAAAAATGGTATATATACTGAAGATGAAAATTACTTAGATGATGAAGAAATTGGTGACGCCAATTATTATGTCACTGGTGATGAAGAAATTGATGATGTTAAAGAATGGTTACTTTCACAAATTAATGAAGATTCTTATTTTAAAACAGAAGAAATTGAATCGATGGATGAAGATACTTTAAGGAGTACTTTTGAAGAATGGAAAAATGAAAGTAAATGGGACACAATAACTGACTTACAGAATGATCAATTTTATAGTTGTGAAGAAGCGATTGATACTGAAGATTTTGATTTTCCAATATCAAAGGTTAAGAAAATTGCAAATGTGAAATACGATATGATAACAGACTGTTATCCTTTTTAATAATAAATAAATAAATAATAAAAAATGGGAGTAAAAAAACGTTTTATTGAAATGGTGAAGAGTGGATATCCAGAATTTGATCCACAAAATGACTCAGTAGAAATTGAATTCGAAGGTGGGGGTGACTCATTTAGTTCTTTTCATTATATTGGTATTTGGCCTAATAGAGATAAGGTAGAAGGGTTTAATTTAGATAATCATTGGGACCTTTTGTTTGAAATTTTAGATTCTGCAGAGGTTGGTTACAATTGGAACAACGCTGGTACCACAGGTAATATTAAGTATAATGAAGAAGGAGAACAAGAATTAGCTGTTTATACTATTATGAGTGAAGAGTATTGGGGTGAAGTTCATGAAGATGAGGACGAGGAAGTAGAAAACGAAACTGAAGAAACAAATGGCTAATCCACTGGTACATTCAAAATCATCGGTTAGATTATGGGGAGGTAGTGTAGAAGACTATCTACCTCTTCATAATAAAATGGATGTCTCTAAAAAATATTTTAGTGATAATAGACATAGAACATTAACACACAATATGTTTTTTATCTTTGAGGTGATGATTCCTATATTTGGAGAATACATCACCAACTCAGAAGGTAGAATGGTTTCAGTTAAAGATATTTGTGAATACCATATCTTAGAAGATTATGGGAAAAAGTTCATCCCAAATGTGGCTGACTTTCTACAAGAAATGGAGGTTAAATCTTGGATGGCGAATGGTTTGGGGGAAGTACCTTCATCACAAAAAAAGATAATCAAAGAATCAGTAAAGATTCAAAAAAGAGTTTTAATAGATTAAGTTATGTTTGAAATTATAGGTTATATTACAGTAAGTATGATGGTATCAGTCCTTTTAATGATACAATACTTTATTATAATACCACACGCTTCTTATGATAGAACAAATACTGTTGAGAGACTAATTGGTTTAATTCCATTAGTACCTTTTGTTATGATGATTGTAATGTTAATGTATTTTATAGTGGAACTTTTGATTGTTAAATTTGTTAAATGGTTTGAAATTAATTTTGGGTGGTTTTTTATTAATGGTAGAAAAAGAGCTGCATGGGCAGAACACTTAAGAAAAAAATATCAAAAAGAAAATGACGTATAAAGAATTTTATATTTGGCTAGAAGGGTATCTATATGGTAAATTAGAGGATGAACACATAGATATTGCACCTATTGTTGAAAAAATGGGACAGGTAAAAGAAGATAAAGTGGTAAACATACAAAAACCAATGAATATTCCAATACCAGTAAATCCATTTAAATTCGAAGATGATGATGATTTAGGTAAACCACCAAAAATTGTAATGTAATAATAAATAAAAAAGAATGAAAAAAATTAAAAGATTCCCAGCCCTTTGTATTAAGTTTATTGCAAACTGTTATGGTTATAAAATAGGAATGATTAAAGTTGGTAAAGGAAAAACAATAATTGAAGGTGATAGAGAAGTTTTAAGGTATTTTGACATTTCAGGGTACGTCTTTAAAAAAGAACCATTTAATAGAAAAGGGAATGATAAATAAGATAGTTCATTTTTCTGACTTACACATTAGACTATTTAAGGATCACGACTTATATAAGTCTATTATGTTAACAGCAATTAGTCAATGGAAAGAAATTAAACCAGACCGGATTGTC